GATTAGAATAGGAGTGTTGATTGGGCCCTTTTCAAATGGGCCTGCAATTGCGCCAACTAGTTCATTAATAGCATCAACTCTTCCAATTGTTAGGTCTACTTCCCTTACCTTGACTCCAGGCGAAACTAAGTTTAGCGACATGTCTTTTGCCTCTGAAGGTATCAATTTATCTGAAATTATTTATAAATCAGATACCCTTACATGCATTTTTACATGTACTCCCACATATAAGCTACATCAGTTGACTTGTCTCCATACTCATCAGTATACCACCTGTCACCTTCTGGATCCACAAAAGAAACTTCTTCAGACACACCATCAGAGATGAATCCAAAGGGTGCCATGTCTTGTTCAATTTGATCTCTTTGATCTTCATATAATTTCTTTCTTACGTCTTGGTCAGTAAGTTCTTTAAAATAATCTTGTTGAACTAACCATGCATATATGACAAGACACATTGCTAAATCATCGTTACATCCATCCTCTGCCTCAAATGAGTTACTCTTGGATATGAAGGTAGTCAATTCTGAAATGATATCCAAATCTTTAAATAATATCTTATCTGCCTCTACTACTTGCTTTAAATTTAATGACCCAACCTTTTTAACAGTCTTAGACATCTTAACACCCAATTGTGTCTTATTACCAGAAAATCCTTGACCTACAACCTGACCTGCTCTACCTCTCATAGAACACATAAGAAGATTCATATACTCAAGATCAAAGTTTAGAATAGCAGCAACTTGATCTCCTACATCATTTACCTCACAAAGAACAAACGCATTATTATATCCCTTTGCTGTTTCGTAAATTATATTAGGAAATAACATAGGTTTAATTTCATTATTTCTATATTTGGCAACTACTTGGTGTGGAAATTCGGTAATATCAACAACTACAAAAGCAGAGTAATCTTCCCCCACACCTCTTGCAACGTCCACTGTACACAAATAATCATGCTTTTCAACTGGTGGTGCGTATATGTCTAATCCACTGTTTGATGTTAATGGTTTCTCATATACCAATGCTCTAAGTTTTGCTGGACTAATAAGGGTATCAACAGATCCTAAGAACTCACACTCAAACTCAACTTTAAACTGTTGTTCTGATGTGTTCTTAATAGTTTGCTCTTTCCAAGCTGCATCCCTATTGGGAACTTCAGACCAATGAACAGCAGTCGGTACATAATCACTCTCGCCATTCTCTGCATCGTGCCACATTCGGTAGAAGTGATTCATACCTTTGGGGGTGGATACGATTATGATCTTTGTAGATGTACCAGATGAAATAGTAGGATATACAGAACTAAAGAAGTCGTCTGCAATATGATTTGGAACGAACGCAAATTCGTCCAAGAATATGATATTAAAGGTCATACCCCTAACAGCAGCAGCAGACGTTGAGGCTGCCATAATCTTAGAACCGTTCTCTAGTTCCAAACTACCTTTATTCCACGTCAGGATGCCTTGCTGCATCCATTTAGGAAGGTTCTCGTATGCAATCTGTAATCTACCAAGTAGATCTCGTGCAGTTGCTGCTTTGTTAGCAAGAATACCGATATTTACATTATCATTGAATATTGCATAATGTAACAAATATGATACTGATGTCGTAGACTTACCAGTCTGTCGAGGCATCATACAGATATTAAATCGATTCTCATGGAATCTATTAATTAACTTCTCCTGAAAAGGCCACATGTCAAACCCTATAAGACCCTCATCAACGTTTACGATCTTAATATAAGTTCTTGCAAAATATACAGGGTCACCTGCACATTTCATAAACTCTTCAATCTGATCAGCAGAAAACTCAACAGGCGTATTCGCCTTTTTTAAATTGGGATTACCAAGATATATGTTGTCGGACATAATGTTTACTGTTCACCAGAAAATAATAATGGTTTCGTAGGGTCTCTTCTTGTTGGATTATATGCAATTAATTTTGCATCAGGGTATACTTTTCTTATTGCTTGTACTACTTCACTTCTTGATGGTCGTGTAAAGACATTAGGAAAGAACATTTGCGTATAAATTCCTCTTCCTCTCCAATTAAGAGTTATCCCATAAGTAGAGCCTCTTTCCTGAACACGAAGGTATGCTTCTCTAATAGATGTTCTGTACTGTCCATAATTTTTCATTTTGCCATCCCCTTCTTCAGTAATTTTTGTAATTCAGCAGTAGAACCAACAAATAATGCATTATTAACAGTAGATGGTCCCTTTGCTTGTTCCTGATTTAAATCTCTCATCTTTAATTGCAAATCAATCAACTTGTCAGTTGTATCAGCAACATTCTTAATTAGCTGACTAACAACTTCAAATGCTCTTGGTTGTTGACCATCTTCGGCAACTTCCATAATACGATCAAGTGCTTCTTGTCCTTTTTCAATCAAAGAATAAAGATTTCCTCTAGTATACTCATAATCTAGAGTATGATTGTCTTTACTTCTATCAAGTTTTTTAAGTTGATCTTTTCCTCTTTTCAGAGTATCTTCAGCTTCCTTAACAACTTGAACGTCTAAAGATTCATTTATGGTGTCAAATTTACTCATACATCATCTCCTTTTGTAGGACTCCATACTCTACCATCAGCATAATCATAACGTTGCTCAGTGAATCCAAAGTCATCTCCAAGTTGAACTAGAGCATCATCTGTAGAATTCACAATATTAATAGCATCACCATTAATGTGTGAGGCCTTAGAAGTACCATCTTCACCTCTTCTCACTGTAAGTGTATTACCACTAATAGTTTTAATATACATTAACTCATCACCAATATCTATATAACCATCAACTGAAAGGCTACCAGCATTAGCAACATTAAATTGTGTCTTAGTAGCAGTTATATCTTCTGCTAAAGTAGTAGTGGTATCATTATTATAATCCTTAAGTGCTCTTGGTTCAGCAACATATCTAAGTTCCCTAGATGCTGTCTTAGTATTGGCAGTATCAGTATACTTATCAACTTGAACCTTCTTAATTAATCCAGTACCAGTCTCAGGAACACTACCAAACAGATAAGTCTTTGCAGAGAATTCTAATGTATGTGTAATAACTCTCTTTTCTTCATATCCAGATTCATAATTATCATCAAAAGCAACACTCTCCAATATCATAGGAATATCTCTTTTCTCACCAATTGCTTCAACCAAATCAATAGTTAGATTGAATGATGGTTGAAAAGTTGGAAGTATTTGTTCAACTATCTGAAGAGAATCTTCATTATATTGGGTCATTACATTTAATCTAAATCCTAGATTATATGGAACTGGCATATAAACTTTTCTTGCTTTCTTAGTACTACCAGTCGTAAGAGTCTTAAAGGTTTGCATTGTAGAAACCTTTCTATCATTATCATACTGAATACTAGTTAACTCAAATGCTAATCTAGGTAATGTTATTGCTACTCTCTTTCTTGGATCGGGTTTTTCTTCCAATCTTGCTAAAAATTTCTCTCTTGGACCATAAGCAATAGGAACTCTCGTAGTACTATATGCACTACCATCCTGTTTTTTATGCTTAATGTCAATCGTATTAAAAAGAGTACCAAAAGATATGATAGTCTTCCTAATAATTTCGTGGTAATAATATGTTCCTAGCATAATAATATGGTTTACTTATGTTAACTATTTAGAACTCACCAAATGGATTAGTTTCTGAGAAGTCTAAAATACCATCTGCTTGGGTCTCAAATGGAGTATTATCTCCATATAAATCTGTATCATCTTGCCCAGATACAGATTTAACTGCGTATGTTGCATCAGATCCCAACATAGTGGTTCCTATACCAACAACTCTTTCTCCTTCTATAAAATCTCCACTAACATTATTAACTAGGAGAACTCTAGTATCTGCATCCCAGCTCTGAACATTAGCAGTTGTACCAGATCCAACACCCCGTACAATCTCTTTAAACATATAATCACCAGAAATTGATCCTACAGCAGGTGGATCTATTGTTACTGTTGGTGCTGAATCATATCCTGCACCAGCATTACTCCATCTTATACCATCAACCTTACCATCAGCATCTATAGTCGCTTCTGCCTTAGCATCTGCAATCCCAGATATAGGATCCTTAATAGATGAATCATTAGCAATAGTAACTGTTGGTGGAGAAGTATATCCAACACCAGCATTAGTTAATGTTATTGAAGTAACAACTCCTGCAACTATACTACAAGTTGCTGTTGCTGTAGTTCCAGTATCTTGAGTATTTGTTGAAAGACCAAGAAAATTAGCATTATAGAAGTAATCTATTGCAGGAGTTCCTCCATTTGGTGGATCTACTTGATAATACTTATCCTTATCATAACTATGTCCACCATATTCAATTTCACTTCCTGTTATTGCACCAGTACCACTGATAGCAGTAACTTTCAAGTATGCATCAGTACCAATACCTTGATAGTAACCATCTCTATATCTAATTAAAACCTCATCATTAACTTGGAATCCAGATCCCTGCTGAGATGGACTAAAGTTAGTTACTACTCCAATTCTTACAGTTGGTGCTGCAATTGTAACTGATGGAATACTCTTATATCCAATACCACCACCAGTAAGAGTAAGTCCAGTTAATATACCAACACTACTTCTATCAGTACCAGCTGTACCTACATGAGCAGTTGCAATTCCTCCAGTTGTTGCAGGTTCAACAGCAACAATTGGTATTATTCCATATTCTGCACCAGGATTGGTAATATTAAATGCA